AGTTCTAATTTATCACAAATGGAGCCTGGAAACTTAAAAGTAGGTGTATACCAAGATGCGTTAGATGAATTAAATATTGATATTGATTATGGTGATTATTTAGGGTATTACGAAACTGAGGACCGAGTAAGATATTATTCCGTGGTAAACGATGGTCGAGTTGTTAGTGATAATAAACATACTTATGGTGGTTATAAACCTTTCTATCGAAGTATAATTGCTGCACCTGTCAATGACGGAGAATTTAGAGGAATATGAAAAAATTAATAAAAGAAATAAATTTAATTAAGAATCGTATGTCACATATGTGTGAAGGTATTGAGGGCGAAAAAGTTGTGTGTGACGAATGTGGGTGGTCTTGGGATTTAATCGATGGTGGTGACGACCCCTATATTTGTCATAAATGTGGTAACGATAATCAAGAAGTAAATTATGTTGGTAAAAAAGTTATGGTATACTATAACTTACATAAACACACATTTTCAGTGTCATATAAAAATAAGATTGTGATGTATGCCGATTACGTTAAATTAAAAAATGTTGAATTTAGAGTAAGACAAGGTGGAAAGGAAAAAGTTAGAGATGAGATGAGAAAAAATGTACACGCATTTGTGATTGGAACTTTAATGGATTTTTGTACGTTTCCATGTCAGAACTTACCTGATGAGCCAAATGAGAACGTAATAACCTATAATCCATATAAGTACGACTCGTTTGTTAGAAAAAATAGTGAAGAACCAATTTATGATGCAAATGAGGTTGAAATGATTAACTCAAAAAATAAAGTTTTTTTTATCAGTGAAATTAAAGAATAATGGGATTACCTAAAAACGTAAAAAAACATTTACCTTTAACTCTTAATAAGACTCTACTTAAAAGAAGAGAGGAGTTATTGGAACAAATTGAAGTGGACGGAACTTACTTACCTAAGTCTATTTTACATGCTGATTTAGATAGAGGTATGTTAGACTTCGTTAGAGATGAGTTAGGTATTTCGATAAACGGTAAGAATGTAAGTAATATTGATTTAATTATAACGACACAAAATTGGGCACAATTTACTGAGACTTGGAACTTCCAAGACTTAGATAAAAACATAAAACCTCCGTTTGTTGCAACCGTTAGAAATCCTGATGTAAAGTTTGGGACGAACCCGTCATTACAATATACCATTCCAAATCGAAGACAATTTTATTACGCCAAAGTACCAACGTGGGACGGACAAAGAAAGGGTATGGACATCTATAAAATACCTCAACCTGTCCCTGTAGATATCACATACAATGTCAAAATATTCTGTAATAGAATGAGGGAACTAAATGACTTTAATAAGAAAGTCTTACAAAAATTTTCATCTCGACAAGCATATACGGAAATAAAAGGTCATTACATACCAATGATTTTAAATAGTTCATCTGATGAATCGGTTTTAGAACTTGAAAAAAGAAAGTACTATGTACAAAGTTATGAATTCTTAATGATGGGATTTCTATTAGATGAAGAAGAGTTTGAAGTGTCTCCAGCAATATCAAGAACCGCGACTATATTTGAAGTTGATACTCTTAACACAGGTAGGAGAGTTGAAAAATACCCTTCAAACCCAAGTGATTTTGATTTAGACATAATTTTTGTTAGTGGTATAGAATCTTTAACTGAGACTTATAGATACGAAATTGATTTAATAATTTTAGAATCCACTAATGTTGACAGTTATTCGGTTTATATTAACGGTAACTATATTGGTGATGATGTTTCAACTATAAAAGTATCCACTAACGATGAAATCAAAATTGATGTCGTTAAGGAGGATATAACTAAACAGTCTGTATTAAAATCTAAAGCGAGACTTCTTTAATTACTCTCCGTAGATATCTCTCGATTCTTTACAATTATCCTCAATTAATTTTTCTAAGAACTTATATATCTTTAAACCGTGTTTTTCACAGTATATTTTTAAAGTCATATGTGACTCAGGTGAAATTTTTATGTTTTTTATTTTAGCCATAGGTGTTTTTTTTAAATGTAGAAAAAAGGTAGAACTTTTTCATACTCTTTATAAATATACTCTTAGCTTATTAGTTTTTTCATCTTTTTGCTAATATTTATCAATAAATAAAAACTTAAGAAAAAAATTACACAATGGCAACATCTAACAAAGTATTTGTATCTCCGGGTGTTTATACATCAGAAAGAGATTTAAGTTTTGTAGCACAAAGTGTAGGAGTCACAACTCTTGGGTTAGTAGGTGAAACAATTTCGGGACCAGCGTTCGAGCCGATTTTCATTACTAATTACGATGAGTTCCAATCCTATTTTGGTGGTACAAATCCAACTAAATTCGTAAATACTCAGATACCTAAGTATGAGGCGGCTTACATAGCTAAATCATATCTACAACAATCAAATCAATTGTTTGTTACTAGAGTACTTGGTCTATCAGGGTATGACGCGGGACCTTCATGGTCAATAACAACTATCGGTAACTTAGATAGTTCAGGAACAACCGCTACGGGGGTACTTGGAGCATTTAATATTACATTCACCGGAGTTTCAGGAACATCAACAAGTGTTGAAGTGACAAATTACAGTTCACTTCCAGCTTCAATTCAAGGTGTGATAACAAATCCATACACTACGTATACTGGTGGCGAATCATCAATCCTTTCAGATATGGAAGGTTATTTCTATTCAGAGATAGTGAACAACACAACTTCAGGTCAAACATCTTATTTTTGGGGTGCAGTGAGTGCTTCGACATTTAACAGTACTACAGGTTCAACAGCTAATCAAACGGGTGTGCTCGGAGCAACTAACACTAACGTTTTAGGGGTTGAAGATATTAGTTTTGAAAATATAGACTTAACGGACTCAGTAAACGACCCATGGTATTATGCATTATTTACAGAATCTAATAACGTTTATAACGGTACGGGATTTGGTTTAGGTTTAACGACTATGACTAATAGCGGTTTATCGTTCACAGGTACCGCGGCAGTTTTTGTGACTACTTATTCAGGTACACCATATAATGATTACCACGATGTGGTAGTCGCAACTTTACGTTCACGAGGTATTGACACATACACTACTGATGACGGACCAGTATATGAAGTTTCAGGAACAACTGACGCTTTAATAGACTGTTCAGGAGCTTATTCTGGAATATCCACTAACCCTTTTGATACTTTCGCTATTTCAGCGACAACTGCGGATGGGGATAACTTCTATTTTCAAACATCATTTAATATTTCTAATTCAAATTACTTATCAAAAGTATTTGGTAAATCTAATTTCGCTAAACCAAAATCTGAAGTACCTTTATTTGTAGAAGAAGAATATTATAACTTATTAAACACGGGGTATCGATTAGGTCGAGTTCGTGGTTTAAATTGTGATTTCGTTGAATTACCAAGTGCAAGACAAGATTTGGGTACTAACACGAGTATCGGATGGTATTTAGAACAATATCAAACACCTGAAACACCTTACTTTGTTTCAGAACTAAGAGGTAATCAAGTTTATAATATGTTTAAAGTGTTAACCATTTCTGATGGTAATTCGGCAAATAGAGAGATAAAAGTATCTATCATGAATATTTCATTTAATAATGGAACGTTTGATGTGGTAGTACGTGACTTTTTCGATACCGACGCTAATCCTGTAGTTTTAGAGAAATTTACTAACTGTACAATGGATATGAACCAAAATAGTTTTGTAGCTAAGAGGATTGGTACTTCTAATGGGGAGTTTGAATTAAGGTCTAGATTTATAATGTTAGAAATGAATGAAGACGCACCTTTTGATTCACTACCTTGTGGTTTTAGAGGTTACCAAACTAGACAGTTCTCAGGAGTTAAATCACCATTCTTAGAATACAAAACAAAATACGACACACCAGGTGAAGTTATTTGGAATCCTCCATTTGGGGCGGCTTCAGGTACAGATAATGAAACAAGAAGTTCAGGCGACAGAGTAAGAAGAACTTTCTTAGGTGTTTCTAACACTGCTGGTATAGATGCAGATTTCTTATCATATAAAGGAAAACAAAACCCAACAAACTTAGCTACCGCTACGGATTCACAACCATGGTCTTACCTTACTAAAGGTTACCATATGGATTCAGGAGCGACTGTTATTACTATTTCTTCTAATTATACTACATCAGGTGAAACCGCGTTTGAAGTTGGAGATGCGAGTTTCGACTCAGAACCAACTGAAGGTAGTCCATATTTTAGATTAAATTCACGTAAATTTACAGTTGTACCGGCAGGTGGTT